CCTACGGCATGCCGATGGTGTAACGGTAACCCTACAAACGGGCCGTGCCTACGGTATCACCGTGCAGGCTGATGGTGGATGTGGTGACAAACCTGCCCCGCTTGGTGGGTGTGGCCACATCGGGTGATGTGGTGGCCATCATGCGTTTGACCTGTTGGCTGCTCCATTGCCCGCCCTGTGTTCCCCGTGGTGTGGCAAACCCGTGGGCATTCAGTTGCATGGCTACATGGCGCATGCTTTTGCCATCGTTGAGCAGCAGGCGTGCCACCACCGCAGCCTGTTTGGTGTGGGGATTTTGTTGAGCCATGGCCGCCCGTGTTCCCCTGCTATTGCTCACCACAACGGGTGTGCGCAGGTGTTCCACCGCCCGCCATTCCCCATCCCGTTGCCGCTTTTCAGCCAATGCCATTTTGGTGCGTTTGCTGATGCGTTCCCGTTCATGTTGAGCAATGACCGCCCACAGGCCCACGGTTAATGTGTTCCATTCAGGTACATCCAATGCCATGATTTGGATGCCTGCCTTTTCGCACTGTTCCTTTATCCGAAACAAAAAACCCACATTGCGGGCCAACCTATCCAACGATGCCACCACCAATGTGCCGCCATTGCGTTTGACATGCTCCAACGCTGCATTGAGTTGTGGCCTATCATCCCGTTTGCCGCTTTCCACCTCCAAAAATTCAGTGCCTGTGATGCCATGGGCCGTGATGGCTGCCCGTTGTGCATCCAACCCCAAACGGCTGATGCCCTGCTTTTTGGTGGATACCCGCAAATAAATGGCGTTGGCCGTGGGTGTGGTGGTGGTGGCTTGGTTCATGGTGGATGGGGTTTTGACCTGTTGCGTCACAAATGTAACATGAACCAACCAACATTGGTATGTGTGACATAGTGCAAACTATGTGCAAAACTGCACCCGCTGCAATTTTTGCAACATTTGCCACCACGGTACATTTGTAAGCATGTTGGACATGAACCAACCAAATGCCACCGTGATGGTGACCCTCACCGTGGATGTGCCTGCGCAGGTGGCCGAAATTTTGCAAGCCACCGCCATACGGCACAACAGGGCATTGCCTGATTATTTGAATGAACTGATGGCGGCCGCTGCCCGTGCAGGTGCTGCATTACCCAACCCCAAAAAACCCATTCCCAATGGATAGCCATTTGACCCCACAACAGGCGGCCCATTTGCTCAATATATCCCGCAGGCGCATCTATCAAATGGTGCAGGCGGGTGAACTGATAGCCACCCAATACCGCAAAGGCCGAAAAATCAGCATCCCTATGGATGCCGTGCAACGGTTCACCACCCCATCACCAACCTAACCCAACAAAAAACCCCGTAGGCATTGGCGTGCCATCGGGGTCAAAAATCAAAATTTTTATGGTTCAGCAGCAGCAAAATTACACAACACCCATGCCAAATGTGCCTGCATCGGGCGCATTATTCAGCCAATACAAGCAGGGGAATTTCTCAAAACGCCAAATGGGCAATGTGACATTGGAGCAATGGGCCAATGACATAGTGCGTGGCAAATACCGCCATGAGGTGGAGGGCCTACGCAAAATCACTGATGAGGCCGCCCAACGGGAATTCAAAAAAACCCGTTTGCCATGTGTGACCCCATCGGCCATGTTCCCCGATGACCGCCACACCAATGCCACCCGCATACAGTACCCCATCATTTGCATTGATTTGGACATTGATGCCGCCAAACCCGTGAACGCCCATTTGGATGCCACACAGTTGCGGGAATTGGTGGAGCAGGAACGGGAACAAAACGAAAACCTTTTGTTTGCGCATGTATCGGCACGGGGTGTGGGCATGGCCCTGTATTACCGTTATGATGGCAACGGCATTGCAACATCCGAAACACACCAACGGGAATTTGAACGGCAACAGGAACGATGGGCCGCAAAGGGTGTGACCATTGACACGGCATGTAGTGACCCCACCCGTTTGCGTTTTGCATCCTATGACCCAAATGCATTATTTGGCGATTTGAGCGCATCCATTGAGCAAACCCGCATAGAGTACCCAATCGCAGCAATAAGGCAACCACAGGCCGCCAAAACGCCAAAAAACGCCACACCCACAACCAATGCGGGAACTGTTAATGCATTAACACCCACCAACCCCCTGTTGGCTGATGGCCTGCAATGTGTGGTGGATTATGTGACCGCAAATAACATTGATTTGCCATTGATGTATGCGGGCATGGATGGGGTGGATGAGTACAGTGCATGGGTGAAAATCGGCATGGCGTTGGTGGATGGAGGGCCAAACGGTTTGGCATGTTTTCATGCCATCAGCAGGATAAGCAGCAAATACGATGCGGCCACCGTGGATGCCAAATGGCGTGACCTGATAGCCACCACCCGTGATGTGACCATCAAATCATTTTTTCACATTTGCAAGCAATGCAGCATCCCCACCCGTTCCGCATTGATGCAACAGGCCGTGCCATTGATTATGAAACGGCAAAAGCAAAATAAGGATGCCAACGCTGCCCGTGATAGCGTGGCAAAGTATTTGCAGCAAATAGACCATGCAACACCGCAGCAGGTGCAACGGGCCATGGAGGTATTTGATTATTTGCAAGCCAACCCCGTGGATGCTGATGCCGAAACACCCGATGGGGAAAAATTCAAAATCCAAGATTTGGAACGGTTCATTGCAAAACATCCCATTGAGTGCAACACCGTTACGGGCAAAATAGAATTGGCAGGCGTTCCGATGGATGACATGAACGATGCCGATTTGGTATTGGAGGCAAAAAAGAAATTTGGCCCTAAAAACGCCACCCGTGAATTGGTGGACATGATTTTGCGCAGCAGCCAAACGCCACGGTATGACCCATTTAAACGGTACATCACCACCATGCAGGATGCCACGGCAACCACGGGCAATGTGACTGCCCTGCTCAATACCCTAACATTTCCCCCCACCGTGGATGCTGATTTGTGCAGGCTGCTAATCACCAAATGGCTTTTGAGTGTGGCGGCATCAATGCATGGCAATTTCAGCGTGCTATGCTTGGTGATGGTGGGCAAACAAAACATCGGCAAAACCACATTCCTGCGCAACCTGTTGCCCGATGAATTGAGCGCATACTATGCTGAAAGCAAATTGGATGATGATAAGGATGCCGAAATTTTGATGTGCCGCAAACTGATTATTTGCGATGATGAGTTTAGCGGAAAATCCAAACGGGATGCCCGCAGGCTCAAAGACATGATAAGCAAACAAACCATCACAGTGCGTGTGCCGTATGGCCGTGCATCACAGGATTTGCAGCGCAGGGCCGTGCTATGCGGAACATCCAACACACCTGATGTGCTGCATGACATCACGGGCAATAGGCGGGTGCTACCCGTGACCATTGAGGGGTTGGATTTTGATGCCTATGCCAAAATAGACCGCAATGCGTTGTGGGGTGAATTGGGCCGCATGTATTTGGCCAACCCCAAATGCTACATGCTCACACAGGATGACATCACCCGTTTGGCCGCATACACTGATGGCGTTTATGATGCCCCCACCGTTGAGCAGGAACGCATTTTGAGCATGTTCTACCATCCCAACGATGAGGAAATTTTCATGGGCAACACGGCATGCGTCACATCCACATGGATAAAGGAACGCATAGAGCGTGACACACGGCACACCATTGCATTGAGCAAAATCAATGAGGTGATGCATGCAATGGGATATATCAAAACCCGTGCAGGTGACCGCAGCGAAAAATTCCACATTGCCCCCAATCGTTCCCGTGGGTGGGCCGTTTCATTCCTGCCAAACTTTATGCCATGAGCGCATTTTTTGGGAACACCCTAACCATCACCGCAGCAACCCCCCATGAGTTGAGCAATTTTTGTTTGCATCGGGATGGCCACATTGATGACCCATTGCCACCGCATTTGGTGGATGAACACGGCACAACCGTGGTGCATTTTTCGTTGAGCAGGTTTGCGACATTGGATAAGGATGGCATACCACCACAGGATGCATGGGGATGGATAGCCATGCCATCAGGAACATGCACGGCCACGGCATATTTTCAAACCATCCATGTACCTGCAACCCGATGGGTGGAGCGTGTGGCATACCTGTGGCGGCACTATCATTTTGCGTTGAACTATCAATGCACAACGGGTGACAAACACGGCACACACATTGTCAGTGCTAATGGAGGCATTGAGCAAAATTCCAAATCATGGTATAAGCACGGCCCACGGCATCCATTGCCGCTAATTCCCGCCATGCCTGCGGCCAAATCAGCATGATGGTTGTGCATTGCAAGGTTGAACCCTATGAGGTTTATATTGGGAGGCCATCCAAATGGGGCAACCCATTTGAAATTGGTAAGCATGGCAACCGCATTGAGGTTATTGAGGCATACCGCCAATGGATAACCAATGGGGAGGGCCAACATCTTTTGAGCGATTTGCACGAATTAAGGGATAAGGTTTTGGGGTGTTGGTGCAAACCCCAATCTTGCCATGGTGAGGTGCTTATGGACTTAATCGCCAAACATTGCCCCTAATAAACAAACCAAAAATATCATGCCCCGCCCCAAAGGTTCACCCAACAAAACCACCAAAGAGGTAAAGGAATTGCTCACCAACATCCTATCCAATCACATGGATGATTTGGATGCCTGCATTGAGGCTTTGCCCCCTGCCCGCAAAGTTGATGCACTGTTGAAATTGGCCGCCATGGTTTTGCCACGGCCACACATGGAGCAAATCCCGTTTGTTGAAACATGGGAGGATGAAGAACCCATCGTAATCCAAATAAATGACCTGCAAACCCCAAACCATTACCCTACGCAATGCTGATGACCTGCATGCTTTTGTGCAGCAATACCAACCCTCAAAAGAGGTATTTACCCAAATCATCCATAAATGGGTTGGCATCATTGCATTCCCCTGTGCATTTGAGGATGTGGATGCCATGTTGGATGAGTTCAAACGCTTAATGAGTTTGGGCAAATCCCGCCCCATCTACATGGGCGTAAAATTGACCGTTGATACCCATGATGATACACCTGCGCAGCATTGATGACCTGCATGCTTTTGTGGAGCAATACCATCCACCTGTGCAGGTGGTGGCTCAAATCGTTGAGCGCAAATTGCGGGTGTTCCCCGATGTGGAGGCATACCCCAATGCCAATGCGTTGATGGATGACCTGCGGGCATTTTTGGCCCGTTACCGTGGGCAGGAATTGCCAATGTTTATGCCGTAAAGGCTCACCCCCCATGTTGCATTGACCTGCATGCTGCTGCTGCTGCAATGCCGCATGGTGTGGGTGGGTGCTATGCATTGCATAGTACCGTGGAGCATCCACCTATGACAAATCAGGACATTTGGGCAATTTTGGGCAATTTTGGGCAAAAAGTTGGGCAATTATTTTGAGCGAATTGCCCAAGAAAAACCCCCTAAATGATACCATGGAGGCCGATTTTTTGAGTTTGGGCAATTTGGGCAAAAAAAAAGTTAATAAGAGCAACCAAAAATGGTTTTGAGCATACAGGGGTGAACACCCACAGTGCAGGTACATGGTGCGTGGTGTTGGCCTATGTAGGAAAAAAAATTGCCCAAATTGCCCAAATCGGAAAAAACCCCCAAAATGATAGTGTGAAGGCCGATTTTTTGGGCAAAAACCGTTTTTGGAATTGCCCAAGAATTGCCCAAACTGCCCAAGAATTGCCCAAACCCACCAAAATGAGCATGTAACGGCAAACCCTACGGCATGCCGATGGTGTAACGGTAACCCTACAAACGGGCCGTGCCTACGGTATCACCGTGCAGGCTGATGGTGGATGTGGTGACAAACCTGCCCCGCTTGGTGGGTGTGGCCACATCGGGTGA